TATAATCAAATGCAGATTTAAGTTTCTTTTTTTTCTTAGGATCCTTAGTTCTACCTAATGCTGCTCTAACTCTTTGATGTATTAAATTAATAATTTGAGATTGCCTAGCATGTGATTTATTTTTAAAAGAAGATTTATTTAAGGTATTAACTACATCTTGTCTTGTTGAAAATTTTATTCCTACAGTATCCTTTGGATCTTCATCTGTGTATAATCTACGACTTGATCCTTTAGGCTTTTTACCTGTGCCTTTTTTAGGATCATCTTCATTAACATTGGTGGTAGTTTTTAAGGTTTTAGATAACTGTAGTGCTTTATAATATTTTTGGTTTTTATCCCCCAATTGAACACCCTTTTTATCATCATCTTTATCCATCTTTTTTAATCTAGATAATTCTTTATTAATCAATGTTAATGGAATTTTTTTATCTTTAGGTATATTTAATCTTTTTCTGACTGTACCTTGTTTTAATTTGCCTGCTTTTTTTCCTTTAGCAGCCATTTTTTCATAAGTATCTCCTTCTTCTAATCCTCGAGCTAATTCAAGAGCATAAGCGTTTAAACCAAATGGATCTTTATTTTTCTTTTCTTTTATACTATCAGTCCAATTTCTAAATGTCATTGTACCTACTAAATTAGCTTCTTGTTCAATTTTATCTAAATTATCATCTTCAGTAGTATCAGTTGTTTGGACATCACCTAATCTATCTTCTAAAAATTGAGTATGATGAACCATTTCATGGGAAAATGATCTAACTATATCTTTAGGATGTCTACCTTCTGTATATAGAACTATAGTTTGGGTATTTGGATCATAATAAGCGGTTTTACCAAAAAATTCTTTTGCATTTTCTATATCACCATCTATAAATTCTACTTTAGGTAAAGGTTCTATATTTCTACCTTTTTTTATCATATAATCAGTTAGATCCTGAATCATTTGTTTATAATCTATATTCTGAGAATATGTAGCGTTTTCTTTTAATACAGGAGAAACTATATCAAATACTTTACTTTTATCTTCTTTTGATAACTTTTGAGGTAAAAATGGAGTAAAATATAATTTACCTTTTTTAGCTGCTTCCCTAGAATTTCTACCTCTCATACCTTCATCTTGAGTAGTAATAATTTTTAAATCTAAATTATTATACTTTTCAGGATTCTTTTTTAATGCTTTTGCTCTATCAATTATATCTTTATCATCATCTTCGGCACCCTCTCTTCTACCAATTATCCAATAAATAATATCTTGGGGGTTATTTTTAGCAAAACTATAAATATCACCAATCGGCATTTTTGATGGTTGAATTTTAACTTTTGGTGGTAAATAATCTTGATAAATTTCCCATATCAAAATAGCTTCAGCTTGTGAAATACCATTTCTTTCTCCACCTCCTACTAATATAATTAATTCATCAATTTCAGGATATTGTTTTAAAGCTTCATCTACTACTTCAAAATGCCCCCCAATTGGTGGTTTAAAACCTCCACCATAAAGAGCAACTATTTTTTTATCTTCTTCTAATAATCCTTCTAATAAAGATCTTGTTAAATGGTTCATTTACCTAAAAATTGTTTTATTTTTGATTGTGCTTCTTCAGCTGATACTGAATTATCTATTATATTTTTTACTCCATCATCAGCTAATAATGATTTAATTTGTGCATTTATTTCAGCTTTTCTTTTATCTGATCTAGCTTGTGCTTTAGCATCTTTTGGTTTTGTTCCTTGTGGTTTAAAAGGATCTAAATATTTCTTTACTATTGATTCTAAATCCTTTAGTTTTTCATCTTTTAATAAATTTGAAACAGATACAAAATTATTACCAAAAGTATTTTTATATTCATCATAATTTTTAGTAACATCATTCCATGTACTCATTACAATAGCAGGAGCTAAACTTCTATCTTCACCCCCAGATTTATCAAATCTATCTTGATTTTGTTTTAATGAGCGTTCTAAATCTGTATAGACATAAAGCATAAATACTTCATATCCTGCTTTTTCTAATTCATCTTTTAATTTAAGAGTAGCTTTACTTGATGCTGCTGTTCCATCTAATATAAATGATTCTCTATTAGCTATTGCCTTAGGTAAATCTTCATCTTTTAATTTAGATGTTGCTTGTCTCATTAATTTAGCTGATTGGCTTCTTTCTTCAGGTGTAGCATTTTTTAAATCTAAACTTACACCTGCTTTCTTTAATAAAGGAACAAAATCTAAATCTAAATTATATGTGGTTAAACCCGAAAGATCTAATCCTCTTAAAATAAATCCTTTACCTGCCCCAGGTGCACCTGCTAGTATAATAGCTTTAGGTTTACCAACAGCTTCATTTAAAATTTTAATTAAACTTATCATATATTTTTATTATAAATATTATAAGTTCCTCTTAGCTGTAGTTTTAAATTCTGTGAATTTAGGTGAATGTTTAGGATTTTCTAAATCAAATAATTTTTTAACAGTATTAAAAATATCTATATTTTCTTCTTGTGTACGTTTAGATTCATACATTTCCCAACCTTTACCTTTAATTCTTTTACCACTTTTATCTTCTCCTCTAGATTTAGACTTAAGCCATAATATACCTACTCTATCTACTGTTTTACCATAACATTCTTCATAACATTTACCATAAATAGCTCCTTGTAAATCATAAGTAGTTTGAAGATGGTTTGATGTTTTAAAATCTATAATCCACATTTCAGTTTTACCATTAATTTCTATTTCACACACTAAATCACAAGTACCTGCTACTTTAATTTCATCTGAAAATAAATGGACTTCTGCTTCTACTAATGTAGGATTATATGTTTCCCAAAAGTCTACAAAACGTAAAAACATTTGCCAAACATCAGGATTATACATTGGAATACCATTTGATAAAAATTGTAATTCTTTTCCATTTAAATAATCTTCAATCATTTCATGTACTTGGGTTCCCTCTTCACCTGCTTTTTTAACAATCCAATCAGCTGAGTATCCTACTTTTTTAAGCCAATCCTGGAAGTGTCTTCCTTTAGGATAATAACTTAAAACATATGTTATTGAAGGATAATATTTTCCATTTCTTCTATAATATCTAGCATCTGGTAAGGTAATTTGTTTTGAATCCTCACTAATTTCTAAAATCCTATTATAAGATTTTTTTATATTTCTCTTTTTCATATTGATTGTAATTTCCTTTCCATTAATTGGTAGGAGGTTAAGGGGAATGTATTTTGGATTAATTTTGTAAAATCATAAAACCCCATTTCACTAGGATCTTTTTCTTTAAGATCTATTAAGTAAACTTCTTTTCCTTCATTTATAAATTCTTCAGCAAATTTAATTGCTTGCTTCATAGCATCTGTGTCTAATGCTATATATATTTTTTCAATAGTAGATGTTACTATTTTTTTCATTAATTCAGATTGTATATTTTTACCTAATAAAGGTATAGCATTACGTTTAATAGCTATAGCATCAAACATACCTTCACATATAACTAAGGGTAAATTCCAATTGATTAAATGTTCATTGGGTATTATATTTCTTGATGATTCTGGATTTTTATATTTTATGTATGGATCTTTTTCAAATGATCTACCAGTATAATAATTTAATTGTCCATTCTTATCATAAGAGGGAATAATAACCATTTTAGAATATCTACCATACTCACAATATCCTATATTATATTTTTCAACATCTTCAATAGTTATACCTCTATTTTTTAAATAAACCCATGCTTGTCTTCCTATTATATTCTTACTATTATTAGTTATAGGAATAAATTCCTCTGGTAGCTTTAAATCATATTTAATTGTTTCTACATCTTTAACTTGATAACCAGTTTTTACTAATGATTTTAATTCTGAAAAATGTTCAGGTAATGCTTTTACTTTTTTAAATAAAGTATTTAAATATTTTCCTTTTTCATTACATACCCAACAATGCCAGGGGTGGTGTCCTTTTTTATTATCTGTAAAGTTTATTTCTAATTTAGGTTTATGATGATTACATAGGGGACAGTGAAATGCTCTATTGCCACGAGCAGTCATTTTTCCTTCGCCTAATACTCTACTTACTAAGCTTACAAGTAGTTCATTTATCATATGGTGAATATACGACTATTGTTTTGTGTCTCCAAAGTCACGTGAAAAAAATTTACCTAAAATATTATCATTAATATGGGCACTATATTTATTTTCTAATACTTCATTTAAAAATAAATGTTTAGTTTCATAATAAGTAAGTAATTTTTTATTAGGTACAAATTCTAATATACGCTTCTCCCAATTTTTTCCATCATTATCTGTTTTTGATAATTCTAATATTTCTTTTTGGGACCCAAAATAATATTTCCAATCAGATTCAGTTATTATTTTTTGTTTTAGAGGAGTACGACCTTTAAGACCTTGTTTAGATCTTTCTTCTTTTAAAGCTTGTAATGCTTTTTTACCTAATTTCTTATTTCTTTCAAAATAAAGAACTTTTTTACCTATATATCTTATGTCGGTAGGTTTATATATAACTTCGTATATAAACCCATAAGTACCTTTAGGCATATCTTCTATTGATGTTATAACCCTTCCCTGGTATATCCAGGTAGCGGTTGTTGGCATATTTATCATTTAGGATTATTAATGTAATTAATTTGTATCAAATGCTACTTGAATTTCTAAGTCAGCATTCATCGGTACTTTTGTTGGTACTGATAGTTTTCCAATAGCTAATAAATTTTGATCATTATCATATAATCCTACGGTTGTAATATAAGGACTAAAATAAGATCCTGTTGCAAAGTCTTTATAAACGTAATTTGTACCTAATAGAGGTGCTTCAGATTGACTACCTGATAATAATGATGGATTTAATGAATATCCAAATTCATTTTCTCTTACAACACATTTATACTGGTGTTCGTATAAAGTAATTGATGATGAAAATC